TGTGTATGACTCAGACTATTTGTTGGATTAACGAACCTTACAACTTCAGCCGGGAGGTGTTCCAGCAGTTGGCAATGAGATCAAAGGTTATAATATTTGACTGGAACCCTAAGCAGAACCATTGGATTGAGAAAGAAAAGATTAAAGAAACTACGTTTGTTGATCACTCCACCTTTAAAGATAATCCTTTCATTACTGCCGAAAGTAGAAGAAAGTTATTAGCAAAGCAACCTATCAAATATTCTGAGGTTGTAGTGAGTGGATGGATTTCGGAAGCAGAAGCAAAGGTTTATGATTTTGAAAAGAATATCCGGATCTTTACGCCTAAACAGCTAAAAGAATTAGCCCGATGTATCAAGAATGAAATTGAAGGTTCAGCAGATGAGTATGAGTGGCTTGTGTATGGGTTAGGTTTAAAAGCTGAAAACCCTAAAAAGATTTACAAGAACTGGAAACCAATTACGCTGGCAGAATATAACGCTATTGATGAAAGGGAATACTTTGGATTAGATTACGGATGGGCAAAACCTACGGCCTTAGTTGGTATTAAGTATGATGGAGATAGGACATTTTATGTACGTCCTGCACTTTACAAACCTATGAATGACATGGGAGAAACTCCACTTGGAGAATATTTGAAGGCTGCAGGTTATCCGTTTGGTCCTGTTACGTATGGATGGGCTGATAGTTCAGACAAAGAAGCAGGGTCTGATCTTTCGTTGACAAACTATTTAAGAGAGCATTACGGCCTTAACTTGGTAGCAACAAACAAACCTACCTACAAAGAAAGATGGGAGTTTCTAACGAAGATAAGAGTCTTTTTTGTTTATGATTCTTACTTTGAGCATGAGTATGAAAACTATGCATTAGAATACATCAATGATGCACCCACCGGAAAGCCAGTTAAAAAGGATGATCACTATATGAACGCCTTTGAATATGGGGGAATGGGAATAAAGGAATATTTAGATATAACATTGTAATAATAAAAGTCATGAAAATTAAAAATAACTCTTGTAGCGACATAGATCTATCTAAGATCAATCTAAACTGCTGTGATGATGAAATAGTGTTTATTCAAGAAGCAGCACCAATACAAAGCCATTTCTTAGATGCTAGTATTTATCTGATGCAATCCAGGATAAGAGAGAAAATGATTAATAGAATAGGTGTAGACTATGGTTTTTATAATCCATATGTTCAAGTAGAATTAATAATAAATTCCAAAGAAATAAAGTCATGAGCAAAGTAACTAAAGAAGCATTCTTTAAAGATGCTATAAAATCGCCTATTGTAATAGTTGAAAGTAAAAAAGAAACTTTATACGAGGCTTTAAATAGATTTAAAGAAAAATGCAAGCCTGAATTAATAAAGGCAGCCAATGCAACTGGAAGGAATTACCATGATCTGTGGTTAGAAATAGTCCCGTTGATATTAAAATTTAATCCATGTATAACAGTTTAAAATTAACATTATGAATAACAAAAAGAAATTTACAAAAATTCCTGTTGAAATTGAGGCAACAGAATTACAATACTCAACAGAAAGCCAGCAAGGAATAATTGACTGGGCGAATGAATATGATGTAAGAATTACCAAAGGACCGGACGGATCTTTAAATATTGAAACATTGGAAGGAACAATGAGGGCTGTTACGGGTGATTTTATTATCAAGGGAGTCCATGATGAATTCTATCCATGTAAGCCGGATATATTTGTTAAAACATATAAAGAATTATAGTATCATGAGCAATAAGAAGCGAATTAAAAATAAAGTAGATTCTATCAAAAGAAAAAAACAATTAAAGCTATTTTCATTAGCTTGTGAATATGCTACTAAAATCATTAATGCAGCCATAGAAGAAGCAAGGGCAAGACATCAAATTTCATTAAAATATCCATCAGGTGGATTTATTCCAAATAATAGAGAACCGGAAAAGATTGTAGATTCTCATGGTGATGAAATGATAATGCCTAAATTTGAATTAAGGGATATCCTGTACTTTTTAAACACACATAAACCTGAATAAATGGATCCGAAACAATATAGAGTAGGTAATTTACTTAGAGATAAAGTATCTAAGACATTGTTAGAAGTTATAGAGCTTACGAAAGAAGATATAGTAACTCATGTTATTGACCGAACCATGTTCCCTTTGAAAGATGGTTGGGGATTAGAGCCCATACCATTAAATGATAATTTACTGCTTAAGTTTGGGTTTGAGCAAAATTGGGAAGATGTAGATGCTTTCCCAACATACCATTTAGAATCATTCGTTTTAGATGAAAAATTTCAGCCTATTGATTCAGGATTCAAGATAGCTGATTATGATTTACAATTTGTACATGAGCTTCAGAACTTCTACTTTTCTATAAAGAATCAAGAATTAAAATTAAAACAGTCTTAACGGGCTGTTTTTTTTATTTAATACAAATTCATTTATATTCATAAACACCACAATAGCGTATAAATACATTTGCTTTAAAATGTATTATTTGTGGGGTTTCTAACTAGAATTGATAACGGATTACATGCGTTTAAATCAGCATTCACAGCCAATAAGTCTTTTAATGAGGATTTTATTGGTCCTAATTATGCCAGGTTAGAAGACGGAACCCATTCTTACAATTACGAAACAGAGAGATTTGGCATTCTGGGTTTATTTGGGCTTGGCAGTCCATTTGAGAAGCCGGTTCAGAATCTAAAGTATTACTACAAGAAAACCTTATTCCTTCAGGATTGCGTTAATTTCTACGCTGATTTTGCCTCACAGGTAGTTATCAAAGAAGTAAACGAGCAAGGTGAAGAAGTAAAGAATTCTGAGTATGTGAAACTTCTGTCTAATCCTAATGGTTTTCAGAACCAAGTTGATTTTATCAAAGAAATGGTAGTTAATGTTCTAACCACCGGTGCATCTTTTCAATATGGTAATTTCTTTAAGAATGGAAACCTTAAAATAAGCCCTCAATTATTCAATTTAGAATTCAACAATCTTTCATTCCCTAAAATAGAAAACAGGTATGTATTGACCAGAAAAGATATACAGGACCTGACAATTAAAGAGCATATAGCTAACGGCAAGACAAGACCCGTTAAAATGTATGAGCTTGCATTTTTCTATGATACTATTCCACATAACGGATTTGGTCAGGATGAATATAATGCAGCTGACTTCTATAAGCCAATGTCAAGGGTTTTCTCCCAGGTTGATTCTATTAAAACTTTAATGAATACACAGAGTTCAATGGCTTTCATGTCAGGGCATAATGTGAATAAGTTGGTTAGCAAACCAAAGACAACAAACGGGGAGCTTAAAGCTTTGCCGGCTGATCAGAAGCTGGATGCAGAAACTAAACTAAACGGCCGTGGAAGATATGGTATTACCAGAGGAAAAGACGGGGATATTGCTGTGGTTAATGAAGAATTAACTGTAAGTGATTTAACCAGAAATGTTTCTAAAATGCAGATGATAGAAATGCAAACCAATGCAAAGGAGAATGTAAGAAACTGCTTCTTAATTCCACAAGACTTTTTTGGTAATTCTACCTACGAAAATAAACAATGGTCTGAATCAAGATTTATTCTCGGACAAGTAAAAACAATTACTGATAACTGGCTGAATGAACTAACACATAAGACTCCCGGATATTTTCAAGTAAGAGGTACAAAGCTGATAGGGACATATGATCATATAGGATCAGTAGCGGAAACAGTTAGACGATTGGATATTCAGGAATCTTTACTCAAAAACAGAGCGTTCCAGTCAAAAGCAACAGGTTTAACAACAATGATTAAAGCATATGAGCAAATGATATTGGTTGATCCTGCATTAACATGGGAGAAGTTCACAGAAGATAATGGGTTTAGCAAATTTCTAAAAGAAGGAATATGAAAAATGTAGTCAACAAGCTGGATAAGGTTCTTAAAAATGAAGAAACAGATCCTTTTATAAAACAGCAGATAGCAAAAAAGAAGGAGATTCTAACCAATAATAAAACGGTAAAGAAATGATAACGGTCAAAGAAATATCTAATAAAGCTTTTGCTTCAACTGATGAAGCAATGAAATTTCTTATTGATCATAAGAGAGTAATCATTGCAAACAAGTCTGAGCAAAAGAAAAAAGGCGATGGTGTTTCTTTCGGTGGTCTTTTACTTAATGACAGAAGCGAAACAATAAAAGCCGGTTCTAATGTAGATCCTTCTACTGTAGACCAGATCAAAATTGTAGCAATAATAAACACCTGTAACTATTATGATTCACATGGTGATGTATCTATAAATGGATCATGGAATAGGACTGCTAAAAATACAAAAGAAGGATTGCATCTTCAGGAACACGAATGCGTGTTTGATCATATTATAGCTGAAGGCACAGATGTAAAATATGCAGTAGAAATTAAAACATGGAAAGAAATAGGATATGATTATGAAGGTTCTACAGAGTGCCTAGTAATGTATTCTACAGCTCATAAGGAAGATAATCCATATATGTTTAAAAAGTACATGAAAGGCAAAGTAAAGCAGCATTCTGCCGGCCTTAGATATGTCAATATGGAGTTATGCGTAAACAATAGCGCAGATTGGGCAAAAGAAGAAAAAGAAAACTGGGATAAATACTATCCACTAATTGTAAATAAAGATGATGTAGACGAAAGGGGCTATTTCTGGGCTGTATTAGAACAAAAGATTATCGAAGGTTCAGCAGTTCCAAGAGGAAGCAATCCTGCAACACCTACAACGTCAGTTGAACCCGTTACAGACACTTCAACAGAAAAACAGGACCCGGCAATTGCCACTCCTAACAGTGTGCCATTCGATATGGCAAAACTTGAATTACTAATTAAATAACAAAAAAATGTCAGAAACAGTAGACTTAGAAAAGAATATTGCCGAGCTGATCAATAAAAAGATTGATGAAGTGAAGTCAGGCAATGACTCAAATGTAGCGGAATTCAAGATTGAAAATGAAAAGACAATCAATGAATTCAAAGCAGAATTTGAAAAGAACTTTAATGAATTCAAAACCGAATTTGGGGACGAATTCAAGAAAATGCAGGAAGAGCTTAAAACCAGCAATTCAGATACTATTGCTGTGGGTATGGTTTCAGCGTTTAAAGCTATCACTTCAACAAAAGCATTCAAAGAGCAATTAAAAACCGCTCAGACGAATAAAAACGACTTCCGTCTTGACATCTATAATGTCATGAAGGCAGTAAAAGAAGGTGATGCAGAGAAAGGATTAAATGTATATGGGGAAGACTCCGATAACGGCCTTACTGACTCAAATATCTTTGAAGCTTCAACGCCTGCACAGGCTTTAGATGCTCTATGGGCGTTCATCAATGCTGATCATGTAGAGGAAATTAAATTGCAATCGCCTTTCATTTTCCCATATATCTCTATTTCACCAACCAACAAACCGGTTTATACTTATTCTGAGATTGTTCCTAAAATTCCAGTAGACACATATGCAGGATATAAGATTGTAAAAGAAGGAGGTTTAAAACCTACTCAGGATCTTGCTATCTCTAACAGTAAGACTAAAGCGATTAAGCTCGCTAAAGGCATGGTTTACACATTGGAGGTTGAAGAAGATATTCCGAATTGGAGTAACATGGTTAGAAACCTACTTTCTGCCGAATATGCATTAGCTCAACAAGATGCGATTTTGAAATACGCTGATGTTGCTAACCCTACATCACCTAATAACGGAATCCTAAACAACAACGTTGGTTTTGATGCTTCCAAGGTTCAAAAGGCTATCCCTAACCCTACTCTAATTGATGTTATCAAAGCCATCAGCGCCCAGGTAAACACAACTAAGAAGTATAATTACGGACTTCCATTTAAACCGAATGCAGTGTTCTTAAATCCATTGACATATGAATATGAAATCGGGATGCTGAAAGACACTCAGGGGAATTACAATGCAGAAACTGACTTCATGACAAGACTGCAGCGTGAATATGGAATCACAATCGTACTAAGAGACGAAATTCCGGTAGGTAAAATTGCAGAAGGTGACTTTAAGAAGTACCAGGTGAAGCCGTACAAGCCATTCTCTTTAAGAATCGCATACATTGACGATATGGCAATTCACAACCAGACTCTAACAATCGCAGAAGGCCGTCATATCCAGTTTTTACCGGTTCTTGACAAACCTGCAATTGTTTACACAGACATCTCAGTTGTTAAAACAGCTTTAGCTGCAGGACCTACTCCAACACCTTAATAATTAATAATACAAATACCAATTTATGGCAGATAAGGAAGTCAAAAAAATTGACACAGAAAAAGCAACCGTTAAAACGGTTCCGGTAGAAGGGTCGGTTAATTCAGATGATTTAACCCTTTCAAAAGAAAAAGTAGTTAATACTGTTATTGATGAAAATAAGGCAGAACTAAGCATTAAAAAGCTTTCTGAGCAAATGGGATCACTATCAGTAAAACTTAAATCAGCTCCAAAAGATAAGGAGTCATTTATGACTGTAGGATCTGATTACAGCCTATCAAGAGAAACACTTGATTTCTTCCAAGATCACGGATTTGAATTTGAATTAAATAGTTAAAAATGCCATTAATAGACAGCACATATTTTGAAAACTCCAACATCATTGCTAATGTAAATAACAATGAGCCGGATCCTGATTACACAACTGATAAGATTTTAGATCTTATGATTGTGAAGGGTGAGAGGGATGTGCTGTCTTTTGCTTTTGGAATTGAAATGTGGAACGACTTCAAGCCTTTCATTACAAATGGAATCGACCCTTCTACTCCACAGAATTACCGTGATATTATTCAGGGTAAGATGTATGAGAAAAACGGTAAAAAATGCTACTGGAAAGGGCTTATTCAGGAAGACACCAAAGAAAGCCTTATAGCTGATTATGTTTATTGTGTTTACCATGATGAAAATAACAGCACAACGGCCGGCATAGGTGAAGTTTCCATTAAAAGTAAGATTGGCTATCGTGTATCAATGATCCCGAAAATTACCAAAGTATGGAATAGATTCATAAAACAGCTTCATGCAGGTTTTAGAGATAGACCTTCAGGTCATACATGCTCTGGGTCTCCTTACTGGATTGTAAACGGTGGAGTTGATTATTACGGTATAAATAACACTATGGGGGAAGTTTCATTAATGCAGTTTTTGACTGATAATAAAGTCAATTATCCACTATTCAATGATAACTATAGAAGGTTTGGAGAATTTAAAAATGAGTTAGGGATATGATCAATCACAATGCACTTATGTATAGCCTATTTGATAGAACACTGGTAGTTGAGGATTAAAGGCTATGAGCCTGGTGATAATATTGATTTAGATATAAACACCTTAAAAGATAAATTTCAAGAAATAGAAGAAGATTATGCTGCTTCTATGAATGTAAAGAATCATGATGTTATTATATATGGACAGCATGCGATTGCAACGAACGAATTTAATAAATACAATATTATTCTACAGCTTATTGAATTAACAATAAGAAGTACTGAAATACGAAAATACCACAACCTGCCAGAATCTAAGGATCTAAATCCGGAAATAATAAAAGAATTATTGATGGGTTTTAAAGTCCAAAAAAGCGATGATCTTTATGAGCAAAGGCGGTTTGTTCAAAATAAAATTGAAAAGCTAAAAAACCAACTATCAAAGCTTGAGAGTCAAATAAAAAAAGAAGACTCAAATAAAAAAGATTCTGAAGTTGACATTGAAGAGCAATTTGTGAGTGTATGCCTTGGGCTGGAAATACCTGTTGACGATACAAGGATATCTCTATATCAGTATGGATTAATGGTCAAGGCATTAGTAAAGAGAGTTGAAGAAATAAATAAGTTGAATCGCCATGCCAGATAAATTAGCAGTAATTCAGGCTCAAGAAACCATAAAAGAGCTGAAAAAGATTGAAACCACTGGAAAGGATGTCAATAAGATGTTTAAGGAGATGGTTACTAATACTAATAAAATTAACCAAGCTTTCAATTCTGGAAAGATAAGAGAATATTCCACAGCTATAAGAGAACTTAGTCAGTACACCTCTCAATATACAGCTATGGAAAGGCAATTGGCGGACGCTCTAGCAAGAACCTCCAGGTTAGAACAACAGCAGGCTAGATTGCAAACAGAACAAGCAAGAACCAGAAGAGAATTAGCAGCTGCAGAAAGAGAAGAGAGTCGAGCGAGACAGCAATCAAGAAGAGAATCGGAAGCAGAAGAAAGACAAAATAGAAGTGGTTCAACAGCTTACAGGCAGCTGATAAGAGATAGAAATGAAGCGAGAAATAAAGCCCGTGATTATGGAGCTCAGATGATTCTTCTTAATAAAAAACTAAGAGATGGAACCATAACAGAACAAGAATATAGAAGACAATTATCTGAATTATCCCGAAACTTTAGAACAGCATCACAAGAAGCTGTAAGGCTTGATAGAGAAGTTAGAAGACTAAACTCTTCAACTACTGCTGGAAATAAAACAGGAGCACTTCAAGGAAGGGTTACTGATATAATGAAGGCTTTAGGTATAACCTCTTTGATAGACAATATTGCAAGTTCATTTTATAAATTAGGAAAATCATATTATGATACATCTCTTAAGTTAGAAACATTAAGAATGTCTCAAAAATCAATTTTTAAAACAAATGAAGAAGTTGGTAGGCAGAATGTTTTCTTGACTGATATTGCGCAAAAATATGGTATTGAGCTAATTTCATTAAGTCAAGCATATAATCAGTTTTCTGCTTCTGCACAAGGAACAACTCTGGAAGGAGAAAAAACACAGGTCATTTTTGATGCTGTAGCCAAATCTAGTGCAATGCTTGGAGTTTCTACCGATGATACAAACGGTATTCTTCGTGCTTTGGGACAAATGATGTCAAAGGGCAAAGTTCAGGCAGAAGAATTACGTGGGCAATTAGGTGACCGTATGGCTGGTGCATTCCGATTATTTGCTGAAGGTATGGGGGTGTCAACTGCTCAACTTGATGCAATGCTTAAAAAAGGTGAAGTTCTTGCTGAAGATGTGCTTCCAAAGTTTGCAGCACAATTAAATAAAAAATATAAACTAGGACTTGGTGAAGAAGTTGAAACTACTCAGGCTTCATTAACAAGGCTAACTAATGCATGGACTATTTTCGTAGATAATGTGGAGCAAAGAAGTTCTATTGCTGGAAATAGTATTTCTTCTATTACAAGTATGATAACGGGGCTTTTAAAGGAAATGACTCCAAGTTCTTTTGTTACAAATATCCAAAAAGAACAACTAGAATTTAATAAACTCGGAATTGTTCTCCGCCAAAATTTTGACGATGTAAAAAGGAGAAAGGATATTATTGATCAAATGATTGCTATAAATCCATATTGGTTGGATGGATTGGATAAAGAAAAGGTAACATTGGAGCAAATCGCCGAGCGTCTAAAATCTACAAATGAGCAATATGTACAAAAAATTATACTCCAAAAATATGAGGATGAAATTAATGAAGTATTAGAAGAGCAGGCCGAAAGGCTTGGAATTATAGCAGATGCTTATGGAAAATACTCAGTAGGTATTAATAATCTGACAACTGAGCAGCAAAAAATAATACAAGCATATACTGATGGTTCAATATCATTAAACCAGGCATCTGAACAAATGAAAAAAACGAATGGAAACTATGAAAAAGCCATTCAAATTCTATTCGTAATGTCAAAGGCTGTTGATGAAAATACCATTACATCAAAAGGGTTCATTGGTACAATGAAGAGTCTAAATAAGGAAGGAAATGAATTAACAAATAAATATAATTTACAATTACAGACCATTAATAAATTGGTTGGAGCAAATGGAAATCTTTTAGGCATTAATACATCATTAATTGGCTCTAATTATTCATTGGGTAACTCATATGATTTCATCAAGCAAAAACAAGATTTAGCAGCCAGACAACAAAACCAGGATTATCAAAAAGCCATAAAAACAGCCCGTGAAATGAAACAGGTCTACACCTCTTTCAATGGCTTCTTCTTTGATGCAAAAACAGCTAAGAATACAGGTAAAAAGGTTGGCGAATGGGATATAGTAGATAATAAGCTAGTTAAAAGAAAAACTGCAAGTCTGCCAGAAAAAGAAGAGAAAGCCAAAAAACCTAAGGCGGCTTCTTTGAGTGCGGAACAGAGAGATTTCATCATGATTGCTCAGGGGGAAAGAGATACTGAACTTGCAAATCTGGAAAAAAGTAGATTAGATTTAAAGATTGGGTATGAAGAATATCTTCAAGAAAAATTCAATATTGCAGTAAGATATAATGATAAAATTCAAAAACTCCTTAAAGGCGTTAATGCAAAAGAAAAACAGATTCAAGGGGCTGCATATAAAAAAGCAATAGAAGCTGCAGTACAATCTAATAAAGAAATTTATGATGAAAGGTCCAAAAATTTAAAAGCTTCTTTCGAAAAACAACAAAACATCATTGAAAGAGAATCGAAAAGTTTAGACCAAGACCAAACACTAAACGATGTTGATCGCATCAATAAGCAGATTGAACTGGATGGAAAGCTTATTCAAGAAATCACAGACTATTATGATAAGCAGGTTGATCTTGCGGCAAAATCAGGACAAAGGGTCATTGAACTTGAAAACGCAAGAGATGAGGAAATTGGAAAGATAGAAGATCGTAGAATTGAGCGAATGAACTCAATTCCAGAAGCTGTTTTCAATGAAATAGATAGACAATCTACCATTACACAAAGTAAAGTAGAATCTAATTTTGAAGATCAACGATCTTTAATACTTAAAGATAAAAGCCTTTCCGCTGATCAACGAGCGTACAAGCTTTCCCAATTGGAGAAAACTCTTCAAATTGAAAAAAACAAAGAGGAAATAAAACGCTTGGAGTTATTACAGGCTCAAATATTAGCTCAACAGGTGATAAGACAGATGAAAGGACAATCTGTAATTATTACTCCGGAAGAAGAGAAGGCTCTTAAGGAATATGAAGCCACTATTAAAAATCTTCAAAATACCAACATAGGGCTTGGAGCAGAAAAGAACTCTGAAGTAGCTCCGGAATGGTTAAAGACTAAGGATATTCTTGTGAAAGGATTCCAAGATATGGGGCTTGGTAATTTCGCTGCTGCAATCGGTGATCAGTTTGATGATTTATACAAAAAAATAATTGACGGTTCACTTTCTGCAAAAGATGCTGTTATACTTGCTGCATCAGCTATGGCAGACGGTCTTTCTTCAATGGTAAATAGCCAAAAAGAAAATACTATTGCATCCCTGGATGAACAATTAAAATATTCCCAACAAACAACCGAGCAGGAACTTGGTTTTATCAATAGCCGATTAGAAGCTTTAAATGCTTTAGAAGACCTTACATCTGAACAAATGGCTGAAAGAAACAGGCTTGAAGATGAAGCAAGGGTTTACCAGGACCAACAGAGACAACGCGAAAAGCTGATTGAAACTCAGAAAGCGAGAGCCGAACAAAAGGCCGCAGCTCAACAGGCGCTGATAAATGGTGCTTTGGCTGCTACAATGACATTAGCACAATTAGGTTTCATTGCCGGTGTAATTCCTGCAGCATTAGCTCTTGGATTCGGTATTGCACAATCAGTATCCATCATGTCAAAAGATCCGGTTCCTAAATACTGGAAAGGTAGAAAGGGAGGTAAAGCAGAACGTGGTATAACGCAGGATAGAGGTCGTGAAATAATCGCCGGAGAAGATGGCCGTATTAAATCGTTAGGATCTGATACAGGGTCTAAAATGACGTGGCTTGACAAGGGAGATATTGTTTACACAGCAGATGAAACAAAGCGAATTCTTAAAACTATGGGGCCTTCTGCTAAAATTGGCAGCAAGGTATATCAAAGTATTGCAAGGGAAAGCATGATTGCTCCACAAGTTTCTATCGTGAATAATTACCGGGATAATTCGGATGCTATTGCTGATAAATTAGGGAAAAGATTTGATCAAACTTTTGCGAGATATGACAAGCCTTCAATAATAAAAATAAATGGATTCATCTATTTGTACCAAGGCGCAAATCATGCCTTAAAAATGGGGACGTACGATTTAGAAACAGGAAAAGAAACATTTTATGGTTCCAATTAAACATATTTTACAAGAAAACGGAGTAAAGGAAATTTTCATATTTATTGTTCCTTCCGGGGCTTTCCAAGGAGAGTACATCATTGATAAGCCCGGCGGATGGGATGATACGGATTCTATTGTGAATATTGATACTGAGTCAATGAACGTCAATGACTTTATCATTGGTAATAATACAAAGCTTAAATTCTATCAGGAAAAAAGCAAAACAGCTTATGATCTCCTTAAAAATATTTACGCAGAGCAACAAGGTGACGGTCGGATTGTTTTTAAATGGATAGGTGTAAAAGATGGTGTAGAATACGATTTATTGAAAGATAATTTCGAGGTAAACATGAATAAATATCTTCATACATATGATAAGTCAATGTTTAAAGTTGAAGTAGAAGTTATTAAAAGTGTATCTCAAAATAAACTCATAAATAGAAATGATGTAACGATTGATTTATTTGCGCCAAAAGATCTGGACGAAAACCCAATAACCCCGGTTGAAACTTTCGATCTGGGGTATAAAAAAGGATCTTCCAAGCAGTCCAATTTTTATTCGTGGGATATAGATCAGTTAAACGTAAATTTTGATCCAAGAACTTCAATATTCTTTTCTTTTCATAGATCAGATGATTATCAGTTTGGGAATAATACAAATGAGTACGCCGGAATAAAATCAGTGACCCTAACCCAAACTATAGATCAGGGGCCGTTTGTGTCAACCGATATAACCTTGAAATCTATTAAGATTGAAATTAGCAACATGCAAGTTCTGTTTGGACGAATAGATAATAATTTTCCTATTCCTCCAGATGTTGGCTTATATGCCGTGGTTTCGGGGCAAGGATTTTTTTATACTCAATTGTTACAAAAGTTTTCAACACAAGAAGGAAATACATCTACAATACAGATTGATAATAAAGTTTTCAATTTAAACATAAATAACACCACAAACCTTTCTCCTGGACAGAATTTAAGTTTTCTATTCATGACTACGGATGCTAATGATAAATTCATTACAACATCTTTAAAACTAAATACAAGTATTGAAATAACCACCAATATGGAATCTCCTATTGTAAGCACAAAAGGAATTCGATTGATAGATAGCATAAAACAGGTAGTTAAAAACTATACAGCTTCTGGGCTTGGGGTTTTGAGTAATTATATAGGCCCAGGAGGGATTTACTACAACACCTCTATATCTACCGGAATATATTTAAGGGGGTTGCCAGATAGGTATACAACTGGACAAAAGGTGAAAACATCATTTAAATCATTAATGACAGATGGTGCTTCTAAATTACTGGCAATGGGCTATGATATTTTAGATCAAAATGTTATTGTAGAAGATTTGGGATATTTCTTTAAAGACATCAAGAGTTATGATTTATCAGATAAAAAATTTATTCAAGATGGGTATAAATTTGAAAATGATAAAGATGTCGTTTTCAATACAATGATTTTCGGATCAAAAAAGTATTCTAAAAACGTAAAAGACGATATTCAAAACTATATTACTTCAGCAGAATTCACCACACCAATTGTGAGTTCAAAAAATAAACTGGACAAACAAACTGAATTAATTATTGATGAATATAAAATACAGGAACTAATAGATGATAAAAGTACATCTACCAATGATAATGATGATGATTTGGTAATGATTGATATGGTTAATGAATCAAACTATTGGGACACGGGAGTTTTTGAAAATTGTATTCATTCTGTAGAAGGAGGAAATCTACAGTTAAGTTGTTCACAAACGCCATTTGATACAACCTTAATGGAAGTAGGGCTTTCTGTTGAGATAATGGAGGGAATAAATAAAGGACTATGGACCATATTGGCAATAGATAATCAAAAATTAAAACTAAATAAAACTTCAGGTATTGAAACAGGTGTTAATGATACGCCTATTAAATATTTCATTCAATCACTTACGAAAAACAGATCCATAAATGATGGTTTTACAGAACCTTATTTAATCAGAGACCCGGCGACTTCCACTAATGCTAGACATAATCCAAAATATCACATGGCAAGGTGGTTTCAATGGTTTGGCAGCGGACTCAGAAAAAAGCAAAATGGAGAATTTATCAAAGTTACCAGTTACAAAAACAATGAAAAAGCTCAAATGAAAGCTAATTCACCTGATCTTATAAATGAGCTACAGGGATTAATTGAAGTTGGCGCAAATGAGCCTTTGAGTAGATTGAGAAATTACAAAACCCCTTTCTTTTCAGGAGATCTTATTGAGATTAAATACATCAATATAACGTTTCAGGAATTTATAATGATGTATGAGAATTGGAGGTACGGAATATCTGGTGATAGATTAACCAGCCGTGGATACATAACACTAAATACACCATCCGGGATTTATGATGCATATCCATTTGGTGAGGCTGCTTTTTCACATAATAGGAAGACAAATGTTTTAAGTTTTAAGGGAAAAATCAAAAGTAAATCAGCCGAGAATCCAGTACTATTATCTGTGATTCAAAATAGCAAGGATACAGTAGTGTTACATTGGGATTATGGCACTGACTATATAGCTCCTACAATTGATGTTCAATATTCCATTGATGGTACCAACTGGATTACATTAAGACAGTTCTATAATGTAAAACAGGGAACCATTATAGACGATACATTTACACAAATTCTATCTGGTACCGATGTAAGCTTTAGACTTATTGTAAATACATTGGATTTTATCAATAAGATTTCTAACACGATAGTATCAGAATGGAAGTTTAACCCATATGTAATCATAGCTCGTAATAAGTCCGAGAATACCGATTGTGGTTATAGTAAAATAGTATTTGATATAAAAGGAAAGGCAGATTTTGAAATTGAATACACTTATGATTTTCTCCCAAGTGGTGGAAAATTATGGGCTACGAATCTTAATGGAACAGGTGGGAATTTAGTAGTTGAAACTGCATATGGATTACCAACTATTGACGGTGTAGAAACGAGAAACATAAGTGTTGATGGAGATGAAGCCAGGCTGTTTATAGACCTTTTCAATTCAGATAAAACAGAGACTTTACTTCCTTTGAATTGTACATTTGGAGATTACCAATATACCTGTTATGCAAATGTTACCATAAAATTTACAGATACTATAACAAACACCAGTCAGATATTCGATCTAAAGGCAGAAACTATTAAGCTATACTCATAATTTATATTCATAAACACCACAAACAGTAAGATTTACTTTTGTTTTATGCCAAGAATGTTCTCATACTACAGCCCGGTTAGATTCTACAGGACCATTGAGGAACTGGAAGATATGACTAATCCTGAAAACGCTCAGTATTTCGGACACAAAGAGCCATATCCATTAGAGGTTAACGATTATCACAGATATTTAATACCTAATTATCAAAATGAAGTAGAAAATCAAAATCTCGCATTGTTTCTGGTTGGCGATAAAGAGATTCAGATACCTTGTGAATTCGGATTTGCTGATGGTAAATTATTCCGAATAACATTCATTTCTTTTGAAGAAATACAGGGACACTTTGAGATAAGAGATTCTTCTGGAACAGCTATTTTTTATTCCAATTGTGTAAAGTTTATGGATAGTACGGACTATGATGGCAGAAAATTCATAAGAATCGCGACCCAATGTAATTATAATAGAAACCTTTTCTCATATGCAGATAGCCAGCATGATTGGCTTATTACAAATTTGCCTGCATATTGCTTAGGAGAATTTGAAATGGATGAGGATATTACACTGGAAAGATCTGGAGATTTAGCCAGCTCAGAAGTTTCTGGCACTTGGTATGAGGAAAATGTAAAGTATAGAATTTTAGCACAAGGCAATAATAACATTTTGACATTTATTGCCGTGCATTCAGTGAATCAGGACTTTTACATTGATGGAACAAAGATGACCCGGAAGGAAAAGCCGGAAGTAACCGACAATACTACTGAGGTGATTATGAAATTTTCATATCAAAAGGACAAAAATGGGTTGAATATTATTCTGGATGAAAATGAAATATTTACAGACGTATTTAAAGAAGCTTTAGGCAATGGAGATAAGACACTTCTTTATGTATATGACGATAACACAACTGCAATACCTACAAAATAATGCCTACAGAAAATACAAATACAGCTTTTATAAAGCTAAAGCCAATAAACGAGCTGGAAGAAATTACCACTATTGAATCAGGTAATTTACTTTTTGAAGATGGAGACGGAAATCTAAAGAGGATTACTACAGAAGTCTTTTATCAGTTATTAAACAATTTTGCAAAACCAATTACTCCTGCTGATTCAGGTCCATTCATTGCGAACTCATGGCATAAGCCTTCTGTTTATTCAGTTGATCCTGGTACAAATTATCCTAATGCTGGAAATTTAAAGGCTATTGAGGGATATGATACTTTATTTTTTTATGATGGATCTGCGTGGTCTAAAGTTTCAAACAAGCTACCGGGCACGACTGTTGCCCCAGAATTTGACATTACAAATGATACAGATGCACAAGGAGCGAAGCAGATATATGATTGGTTGTATGGTAATTACTCTGATATTGAACTAGGCACAACCACTGCTATAACTAGATCGAATATGAATGCAGCATATTCGCCAAATGCAACTATTACATATTGGTTGTATCAATATACAGTGCCTTTTCCAAAATCGGTTCTTTCGGAATTACAACTAAATATAGTTTCAGCATCTGATATTTTTGTGAAACGATACAAAAAATCAGGAACCGGATCTACTGCAATATTAACTTTTCAAGAACAAAAAGTTTATGCTGGGCTTGCTGGCCTTAATACTATTAACATTCTTACACAGCCAGATAAAGACGGCAATGTGAATAATTTTTGGAAATGGGAGGCTGATGATGTTATTGCTCTGTATTGTTC